CACTGGTGGAGGAGGTGGTGGTGCGGGTTATACGGCAGGGTACGGAACGGGTGGTGCTGGTGGCTCAGGTATCGTAATTATATCCGACACTATCGGAACATTCGCCGCAACTCTTTCTGGCGCAAACACTCACACGGAGTCAGGAGGCAATGACATATGGACGTTCACCGCAGGAGGGACGTGGACACCGACTGCAATTTCAACCCCAACGCATTCAATCATCGGACTCGTAAGGAGTGCCTTCTTTTGATATGACCCCTCTCTCTATCCTCATCAAAGGCGGTCAGTTCATAGTGAAAGGAGGACAACTGATAATTAAATAGATATGGCTAACGAAACAAATCTAAGGTTGGAAGCACTCACAAAGGCGATTGAGAGGTTGACGTTAGCATTTATTAAGGTACGCAAAGTCTCCGTAGATTTCCTTCGCCTTTTCGTTGTAGACTCTCGCGGCGGCGACTTCATCGGCAAAGTATCCGAGATGAATCTGTCTGCGGCTGAAGTTGACGTAAGCTCTCCAACACGCATCTCTCTTGTACCAAGAAACGCCTTTATACTTGGATGTCTGCGTTTTGTGCTTTCTGCTATTAAATTGATTCTCCGCAGGGGTACATATCCTAAGATTCTTCCTCCTGTTGTCGAGATGGTCTCCGTTTATATGGTCGGTATGAAGACCCTTTGGGGTGTCCATTATAAAACGATGAAGGAGTATGCTTCCACCCGTCTTTTTGTTGGCCCCAACGTAAGGGGTATATCCAGTCTTATAAGAACAGCCGTATCCAAAGCCCCACGTCAGATGTTTAACTTTCTCCCAGTCGGACTTGTCAATAAGAGCAACCATTCCGTTACTAAGTTTTACCTTCATAGTTTAATTATACGGTATGGTCAGCATTAACACAAGAAGCATAGAGAATGCCGCCGCTGATGCCGTCAGGGTGATTTCAGAGGCAGCGGTTAGAGCTACTGCGACTATCGCACAGGCCGCTGAGTCTGCCGCAAAAGTAGTCTCTAGCAACGCCGAAATACAAGCAAAGATAGCAGCAATCCCAACACCAGCTTCGTCTGACGACCATAATCTTCTCATACGGCTGGATACAAAAGTGGATGCTCTGGTTGCTTCTGTCACCACGCTGGCAAGCAAAAACGATGTGACGAATCATATCAATGATGACACACAGCATCACGCCGAAGACAACAAAAGAATTGACGACCATGAGGCACGAATACGCTCTATTGAATCCCAAATCACAAGAATAATGACGTGGGGCAGTGGGATTTTAATCTTATTAACAATCGTGCAGATAGCACTAAAATACTATGGGAAATAATACATCACGTTTTGGATACATCGAGCCAGTCATCAAGCCCACGGACTATATCCACGGGGACGGGATGCTTGGCACCGTAGCCCTTCAACCCGACGGTCAGTGGGACGACTACCTCCCAACAGATAACGGTGAATTGCAGAACATAAAGTTTGAAACATATTCATGCGGAAGTCAGGGAACACTACATGCTGAGGAGACTCTAGAGAATAAGGAGTTTGGAACCGCAAATATTTACGCGGTGAGAATGCTTGCTGAAGTAAGTGGCACCGGGCCAGCACAAGGCGCAGACCCTAACGTAGTGGCGGAGAAACTGCGAACAGGTGGATGTGTCTTAGAAACTGATTATCCATTCGACGCTCCTGACTACCAGACTTTCTATCAACCCGTCCCACAGAACATCCTCCAGCTTGCGAAGGCGCAGTTTGTAGACATCGCATTTGGACATTCGTGGCTCGCGGATACCACTCCTACAACAATGAAAGGAGGACTGACCTTCTCTCCACTCGGAGCCTCGGTTTGGGCGTGGGGAATACCTGACGTTAACGGTATCTACCACCGACCCCCAGGAGCCGCAGACTGTCATTGGGTTACGATTTACGGGTATGTAGACGGACAATACTGGAAATGCTTTGACTCCTACGACCAGACCCACAAGAAGCTCGCATGGGATTACGGATTCGGGTATGCAAAGAGATACACCATAAACAAGAAAGTAGCCGACACTCCTAACCCTAATGGGTGGTTGAATGTACCAGCGTTTATTCAATGGATACGCGAGCAACTTGGCTTAGAGGGTAAGGCGTTTGGCGCAGCACGTTCACCTAAATGGGAGCAAGTGAGAAAAGCATTTATCGCTCTGCACCCTACCTGCGCGGTCTGTGGCACTAAAGGCTCGCTCACCAACCAACTAAACGTGCATCATATCCAGCCTTTCCATCTACACCCCGCGCTCGAACTGGACAACTCAAACTTAATAACACTTTGTAGGCGTGACCATTACCTCATGGGGCATCTCTTAAACTGGTCTAGCTTTAACAAAGACATTCCAACTGACTCAACCCTATGGAACACAAAAATAAACGCAAGACCGTAAGATTCCAACCAAACTGCCTTGTGGACAACAAGCCCATCGTAGGAGATATGTACGCTATTGGAGGTCGCTTCATGTGTTCTGCTCACAGATTTCCTATCAAGGAAGATGGTAAACTAAAGAAGACATGACCTTTCTACTGACTATGGGCGGAATCATTCTAGCGGGACTTGGAGCGAGCATTGTCTTATTTAGGAAGGGCGGCGCGTATAATCCTATTATTGACCCAGAGATAGACTTAACCCCTTCTACAATGCCACCAGAGCCTCAAATTGCCACCGTACAGCCTGTTTTACAGTGGACTACGCCTAGTCTCGCTTATCACGCCGTTAGAGTAACCTGTGACAATTTAGGGCTTACTTTAGAACAGAAGAATCTCATCTGTGCGTGTATCTATCAGGAGTCCCGATTTAACAACAACGCAGTCAATAAGAATGTGAACACTCAAGGAGTTGTTACTTCAAGAGATTGGGGGCTTGCTCAGGTGAACGATTACTTTCATTGTGGCGTGGGCAAGGATTTTCCCTCTGCTTCGTATGTCGTGGCAAACCCAGACAAGGCAGTTGAGTGGATGATTAAACTCTATAAGGAGGGTCTGCTCAAATTATGGGTTTCCTATTCCAGTGGTGCATACAAACAATGGCTATCCCCAACCTCTCCTATGTGGCACTTGGCAACCTAGTATACTTAGGGGGTACAAGCTAATATAACTTCATGATTTCATATCTCACCAGTAAGACGTTTTGGACAGTTGTCTTGATGTTCCTTATAGGAGGCTTTGGGGCTGTTAGCTCTTCTCTAGGTTCATTCGCAACTCCAATTCTCGGCATCCTCGGAATCGCCGCGACGTTCTTCCACATCTCTGCAGTCAATAACGCTGCGGTTTTGGGCAGTACACAAGGACGTAACATTCAATACTGATTTCACTCTGAGTAAACGCGGCCATGCCGCTAATTCTGTGGGCGTTGTTATTTGCGAACGTTGCTTCGCCTGTTTTAAGTACGCCTATTGCAGAAGCTGCTACAATACAACCTCAGACCCTGGAAACCTCTGACCTACAAAATATAGCTCTTAGTGATGCGCAGAAGTATGGATTAAACGCAGACCATTTTATCAAGGTTATAAATTGCGAGTCGGGATTTGACCCTGATATTATCGGCGACCACGGAACGTCTATTGGTATCGCTCAGCTTCATTACCCTGGTCTGTGGGGCATTTCTACCTCTACAGCCCACGACCCACGAGTCTCTTTAGAGATTATGGCTTCCGCTTGGAAACAGAACGAGGAGTCGCGGTGGAGCTGCTGGACAAAACTTTACGGGGTCGCCCAATCTTAGTGCTTTTACGATGTCTCTCGTTTTGAATCTTTGTTCTACATGAAACACAAGTCGCTATTTTCACGTTTAAAACGCGCTGCAAAGGAAATCCGCAAAACTGGCAGAGCAGAGTATGATATTTTGCGTGGGATTTATAATTTGATGAGAAGTCCATCACTTAAAAATACGCGAGAGCCATAATTTGAAAAATAATCATGGCTCTTACTTGGCTCCCACCTGGGTAAAATGTTTCTCCTTTAGATTCTATGGTGATGGGAAGGGGACGCTTATGCGAGATTCCAGGGTCAAAGCGACGAGCTTCTCGCAGACGCAATATAACACTGTAATGCTTCCCTTTCTAGTACGGCTTGGGGATAAGCCTTGGTTTTAGGCTCCTTACTCATATCACACCACCATGACGTATGAACGAGCTATCCGCAATTGTGAAAAAAGGATACAAGACTATCTTAAAGGCATTGCGTTCTATGCTAAACAGAAACAGTCTCTAAAAGAGAGATACGGGGGACAGAGCAGTCTTCTCCCCAATGACATAAGAAACGGAGAGCCAGTTAGCTCTCCGTTGTTGCGGGGGGGTGTAACCCTCGCGTTGATAAAAGACCACCTCCTACCGAGCACATAAGAGAAAGAGTTTGGTGTAGGGGACAGTTTCTACGAGTCCTCCTGCGGCTTCGCATCCTTGTCTTGTCTCCGTACTAGGACGGAGATTGTTTTGGATGTCGACTTGATGCAAAGGACGGGACGGCAAGTACGTTACCCGAAGCTCTCGGTCTACCGAACCCGCAAAGGTCGCCAGAATCAGAAGCAAGATTATTCTCATAATTGCGCTCCTGGCTTGTCGAGATTGGCAATCTCCGCGCGTTTCATACTCGCCAGCTTTCTGATGAGAATGCCGCATTTCGGGTACTGCCCACACGCCGTCGCTGAGACGAGAAGACGATGACCGTCCTTGCTCACGAAGAGAAAGTCCTGCACCTCGTTCTCGTACCATATGGCGATAACTCCGGTAACGTAGTCAGTCGTCCACGGGTCTTTCGGTGCGTCTGCCGCGTGAGCACACCTCACAACCGACACAACAAGCACCATACACATCAAGGTAAAGACAATCGCTTTCATAGCCCTATCCTCGCGTCGTCGTAAGTGTAGTAACAGTTTCAGTTTTGCTCCCTTGCTGACATCGCCAGCTCTTCGATGGGCAGTTCCCTCATGTCCCGTTGCTGTTGGCATTGAACATGCGCGAATATCTGCCTGTCAGAACCGTTAATGGGTTTTGCCACCGCATCTCCTACGGTGAGAATCCTGTAGCCACAAATAAAACATTGCATTAAGAATTACTCCTTTCTTTGCGTCGTCGGGCGTGCTGAGCGTTTGATAAGCTCTCGCTGACGACTCGTTGAGATTCCCTTTGGCGTTTCTTTGCAAACGCGCACAAAGGATGCCATACGCGGCCCCACGGCCCCGGAACCATTTGTCCGCGAGACGGGTAGCCACATCCGTAACAGTTTTTTATTCCAGTGTGGACTCGCACCATCTTCTCCTATGTCAAAAAACTAAGTCCTTATAAATTATAAACCCTAGAGGTGGAGGACTCTGTGGAGAGGTGTGTATACTGAAACCCCGAGCGCAGGTAGTCGGGGCTGATATAGAGGGTTTCCCAGCTCCTACCAGCCTTGTCGCTCTACCTACGCTCGGGGTTCCAGGGTCATACATCACTTACCCTCTCTATCCTTTGGGGGGTCATAGAGGTTCAGGTACATAATTCTCCGCGCTCGGGTAAAGAGCATACTCACCTGTATTCGACTCAAAATACAAGTCGTCAATGCCAAACTTTGCGAGCGTCTCGTAAGAGCAATCTGCCAGTGTTGGGAGAAGAGGTTTTAATTGTCTCAATGCCCAGCGGATTATCGGTAGCTTCCATCGTTTTATTTTCATATCTAATTATGTAGTAGGGATAGAGGGGTTAATAAGGTCGGGGTGCTCGTGATACTGACGGTGATGCTTAAAACAGAGCCATTGAACTTCCAGTGGCTTATCGTAGTCATCGTGGTGTGCTTCTGCTTTCCCTCCACAAACGATACATTTCGGTCTGATAACCTTCTTATCTCGCAAGTAATGATTCAACACGGAACGAGCTTTGCGTCGCTTCGCACGTTCCTCTGGTGTATGACCAGTCCCATATCGGTTGTGTTCCTCAATCGGTAGATTCTCTCTGCGGAAATCCGCATAACATTTAGAGGAGCAAAAGTGTCGCTTCTTTCGACTGTACGAGCTTGGCTTATCGCTCGCGTCTTTACCGCATTTATCGCACTTGAATTGAACCTTAGTACCGCTCCGAGCGATGCTGATATTTTTCTTCCATTTCATTGTTCCCCGTTTAGCCATAGCGATATGCTATCACAAGGTTAGGGTTTTAGCAACTCACTATGCTCGTAGATGTTGCCGATGACTTCGTACCGGTCTTCAACATCGTCCACGGTAGCAAGAGCACTCCCCGATGTTGTCCAGTAATAGCCGAAAGTATTTTCAGTAGATGGCCCAGGAGCATATCCGTACGACAATGTATCCAAGTGATTTCGGCATTTCAGAACATCCCCCTCATATATCTCCTTCCCTGATTTATCCAAGAGGCCGGTGAATTGCATGAGTTCAAGACCATCTATATGCGCCAAATCGTCCCACACTTTTCGCATCATTTTTTCCGCTTTATCCCACGCCCTGAATTTGATTTCACGCATATTTTTGTGCTCTAAGTCTATTAAGTTCGGCAACATCTCTATTTGTCTTTCTGCGGTGACAATTAGCACAAAGGGTCATTAAGTTTTCCAGTGAATTGAACAACTCTGGTGCTTTTGCTTTCGGAACAATGTGGTCAACCTCCATTACCTCTCGGTCATTAAGACCGCAAATTTGGCAAGTATAGTTATCTCTGTCTAGAGCCTGCAACTTGTTCCAAGGAAGACCACCACCTTTCCAGTTGCCCAACATTTCCGCTCGTCTCTTCGATGCTTTATCCCTAAGAACTTGCTTTGATGCTTCGGTATGCTTACTGCCTTTATGGAAGCCTCCCACCTTTTTATGTCCCTTTTGGAATGCGGTTGGTCGGTTCATACCCCTATTTTATCACTAGGCACAGAGAGACGGGCGGCGAGGTCGGAAAGAGTGTCATTCTTTCCTTTCGCATACCCTTTTGTGAATTGACTTGAGAAGCTACCGCGCGTGTCTTTAGCCATCCCCTCTATCTCCTTCACCACCTCACTTCGCACCTTCTCCCTCTCAGTGGCGGCAATGCGGCGGATGAAGTCTTTTACTTTTTTCATTGTCTGTTTAGCGAACTTTGCACCAGTTGCGTTATCGCCGTTCCAACAGAAGCTGGCGTAATTGAAAGTTTCGTTAAACTCCCTCTCCCACTCTATCGGCTTCTTTTTCTTCGGCTCCTTCACAGTATCGTATTCAGCAAGGTCTTTGAGGGTTTTATCGTAGTCCTTGATAGCTTTTTCAGCGAGGCTCTTCACCCCTGTATGACAGGGACAAGAAGTATTTTCACAAATTGTTGGGCCATGCTCCGTTCCGTAGTCTCGACACTTCTCACAGCAAGATTTATTTTCCATATTTATATCGTTTAGTTGTTGGTACTCCAGCGTCTTTCTCTATTGTTTCTCGGTTAGTCATAGGTATTATGTGAGGGCTGGTAAGTTATCTGAATAATGACCAGATGAAATTCGTGAGGGTTATCCCAATCGGAACGCCGAAGCCGATTCCCCACAGATATCCATTCCGCCACTCCCTAGAGTTAGGATTTTTCATACCAAATCTCTAAAGAAATCGTCAAGGGGCTTGCCTGATGCGAGGTGGGTCATAGATTATTTGTTAGTGAGCCTTGGTAATGGGAGGGGTCATGACGTTGAAGGCCACTCTGATAATACTTTCTCATTCCTAAAAAACCATAGCCCTCGCTTACCGAGTTTTATTAGCAGAGCCTCAAACTCTTTTGTCGGTGCGCTGAAAGGATATTCGTGGCGATAGACTCGAATGCCCCAGCCAAGACTTTCTCTATATTTGTTATTTTTGAATATCATAGCAAACTGATTTTAGCGGCGAGGTCGTCCCAGAAACTATACATATCAGCAACAATCCTCGTTAAAGCAATTGAATTGGCTAGCGCGACTTTTTCTAGCAGAATAATCTGCTGATTCAATTTATATGAGAACTTTAATTCCCACTCCTTTTTAATCACCGCCAACACTCTATCTCTCTCATCCTTTCTGGCGGAGGCGGCGACTTTGGTGATGAAGGATTTGACTTGTTTTTCATGTTCGGGCGTCTCCCATTGCACTAACTCTTCTATCTTATTCTCCCATTCAACGTTTGTTTCCAGTCTAGGCATAGTGCGTTCCATCGGATTTATATCGTCCACCTTGCACATATCGCACTTGCATCCTTCAATGCTGCTCTTCGCTCGTTCTATCTCTGTGTGATTGTTTTCTTCCCATTCGCGGCAATACATGCCAGAAGAAGCATCGCGGCACTTACCGTTGTGGATACATAGCGAACGCTTTTTAATCTCATCCGCCCGTCCTTTGTGGCACGAGCAGGTACACGCAAGACACGAACGACACGAACGACACGATGAGGTAGTGTCTGGATTTACATCGTCCTCCATCGACCTTTCTGGGTGCACATTATCGCAGAATGGACAACCCTTAGAGAAATCAACAACATCACTGGTGCGTTTGCATAGCGAACAAGTATTGTGCCCGACCGCCTCGGCGTTTGGACACGCGTCTTTCGGCTTCTCTTGTGGGATTAGTTTAAGTGCCGCGTCAAGTTCTTCATCAGTTGCCTCCTTCACCTCTGTATGACACCCACAATTGCAAACTCCCTGTTTTATTCGCGCCCCGTTAGCATAGCAGTCATAAGCATTTTTTCCTGTCCATTCTCCACAACACCCCATTTCATCTCGTGTTTTCATATCAGTAATTTACAACCTTGTTCTTTTTAATGTCTTGGAAGAAACAGTCTTTTAGGAAGAGTGGGATGAGTCCCTCTGTCTTGATGACTTGCTTCCAGCGTAGAGGGAGCTTTTTGTCTTTTGGGAGAGCGAGGAGTCCATCAACGAGCTTCGTGGTCATGGTCTAGAATAAATTATTCTCTGGTGTCGGTTGGTAACTCTCGTCCTTCACTTCTTTTCCTAGAAGGCTTCTAATCCACTGGCACTCCGCGAGAATTGCGTCCATTTTCCGCTCCATTCGTAGAAGGTCGGGAGTGGGTTTATAACCCTCTTCTACTGTCTCGCGCGTTTTTTGCCCACTTTTTTCTATCAACATAGTTAGTCGAAGGGAATGTCCTCTGGCTTGATTTCTGGCTCTGTGTCACTCGGTACAAACTTCAACTCGCCATTCACACGAACTTTCTTCCACGACGGGTCTGTAAGGAACGCGACGGCACGCATCTTCCCTTGCACGTTCATATCTACTACCCATACTTTAACGTCCTTCTTAACCCATTCATCGGTATCTCCGCCAAATGCGTCAATGAGATAATTGAGTGAGGTCTGATTGAATGACATATTGCGCTCCCCATTCTTGGTATTGACCTTGAATGTATGCTGTTCTCCGAACTGTCCTGTAGTGATGTCGCCACCATTGAGGATAGTAATGTTCTCTCCCTCGTCAAAGTCCACACCGAGTTTTGCGTACTGTCCGGCAACCGATACCTTTTTTGTGACTTGCATATTATTTTTTGTTATTTTGATTCTTGAACTTAGTAAGCGCACGATACACTTTCAGAAGGGAAAGGAATGTTTGTTTATCTTCCCCGCCTGAATCGTAGCGATAGAACTCCTCGAAACTACCATCTTTACCTAGACGGATAATGACCGAACCCTCGTAGCCAGTCTCACCCATCTCTTCGAGGCAAAACTGGTACGCGGCGCACTGTAGGAAGGGAGAAAGGTCATAGATACCACTTGTCGTCTTAATGTCGCCTACGAGCCGTTTTCCGCCTACGGTAGCCGTGAAATCCACTGTTCCTGCGTATTTCTCTGATGGAGAATAGACCTTCTTCTCGCTTTCGTGGAATACGACTTTATTTGTCACCGCCCAGTCAATGAACTTCTGAACTTGCGGAGAGTCGTTTTTTAACCCCTCAACAATCTTCCCATCATTTCGCTCGATAACGTCCTTAATGATTATCTCGATTTGCGCGTGCGTATCTGTCCCTGAATCTGCCGCCTTATCTCTTTTACGAGCATGGGCAGTCTTGGCTTCATCTAGGACGGCGAACAATTCGTCTTTTGTAAGTCCATTCTCGCCCCATTTCTCTATGACGTATTTTACCGCTTCGTTCGCCGCCCACTGAATCAGAGCTGGCTTGGCGAGTGTTCCTAGAATCGTAGTAACTCCAGGAAGCAACTCATCGTCTAGGTAATACTTATGCTTTTTTTCGTCGAAGTGGAATGTCATACTTTGTTGCTTAATTCTCCATACACGTCTTTTAATATCTCCAATGTCTCCTGATTCATTGCTCTGATTTCTTTCATATCCGACAAGATTTTCTCAAGTAACTTATTCCACTCTGCAATAGGGTCGCCGTTCATACCATTTCTTCTTTAAGTGAGTAAGCTCTAGCCTCTGCCCTATCACACGCACCAGCGAAGCAATTTGCACACATCATCTCATCAGGGTCGTGGTGGTCGTTTCCAAATGAGGCGATGAGGTTAGGAGTAATCTTTGTGTCACAACTGCCGCACATGACTAGTTCAATGTTCTTTTCCATAGAATTACCAGCTAAACACTTCTACTAATGAAACTCCCAGAGCATACAGAGCGATAGAACCGAGGGCGAGTGAGAAGGTGAGTGTAATCATAAGTTGGTTTCGTTTTTGCCAATTTCAATTCCGTGAATGGTTTGTTTGGTAAGCATATCCGCGAGTTCCATTTTATTTATCGTGATGTTGTTTCCTGTCTGGTGGTAGAACTGGTCGGAAAGCATTGCGAGCATTTGCGCGTAGATTTCACGTTCCTGCTTTGCCGCCAAACCGCGCTGTATTATTTCACTTGCTGTAGAGGTGTTCATAAGTTTGTAAGTTTCCCCTAGCTCCACCCGCAATTAGCCAACTACGGGCAGAGCAAGAGAGGCTAATAAGTCAGTCCGTCTTGCGAGAACCATATTGCAGATTCTCTGAGTTTCAACTGGCGGGGTGACGAGGCGAACCAAGTCACTCGCTGTTTCCTCTCTCTGCCTATCTTATACCCCCGATATCGTTCTGTCAATAGGGGTGTGGATAACCTTATGTGAATAACCTATTGCAATATAGCCCTTGATATCGTACTATAATAGCATGAATCAAAAGCAATACCCAGAGATATTACTAGTAAGGTTCACGCGGGCACAGAGGGTAAAGATAAGGAAAGAAGCAAAGAAGTTTAAGATAAGTGAAGCAGAATATGTTAGGAGTTGTGTAGAGTTTCCACCTATTAAAATATGAATCTCGCTGACCTCTTTCTAGAAATAAAAGATGAGCGATTGAGCAGAGGCGCATTAGAGAGCTATGAGCAGCGTCTCGCGCACCTCTACGGGGAATATATGCTCCGCATCGCAACTCTCAAGAAAGCCGAAGCACTCTTCTTCTACGCAAAGGAACAGCAGAACCCCGAACTCCCTGACATAAAGATAAAGAGGATATGGAAAGCCAGCGATGAGGGTATAGACCTCACCCAGAAAGAAATAGAAGTGAAGGCGATAAGTAAGATACTGTCGAGTATACGCTCCCGTATCTATCAAACCCCAAACTACTGATATGACCTACATACCCAAAGCGAACGCAAAAGAGATAGAAAAAGAAGCTATAAAGATATGGCGAGAATTACTTCCAAATTGGAAAGGCTCTCAAATGTTATTTCCTGTAAAATCTGGCTACGCGATTATAGACGGCGGAAAGATATACAAAATAATTACTAAGGCTATCAGAAATTCAAAAGTTCTATGAAAAAGAAAACTGGAATGCTTGGCGGCAAGAAGACAAAGAAGGTAAAGTCACTCTCTCGCTTAAAGCACGACCTCGATGCGGTCATATCGAAGTACGTCCGTCTCAAATACGCGGATAAGAACGGCAACGTAAAATGCTACACCTGCCCTAAGATAGTCCATTGGAAGCAAGCGCATTGTGGGCACTGGATTTCACGCAGTTATCTTGCGACGCGCTTTGACCTCGACAATCTTAGGCCGCAGGAAGTCGGCTGCAACATCTTCGGAGGAGGCAAACCATTAGACTTCGAGGAAAACTTAATCGCAGAAATCGGGAAGGAGAAGGTCGAGGCACTGAAAAAGAAACGCCACACGATAACCAAGCTCACGCCCGCAGACTACGAAGAACAAATCAGTTACTATAAAGCGCAAGTAAAGTTACTAGAAGCCCTACCAACCTAACACCACTCCTATGACACCCACACCTTAGTATTTAGAAGTTATGTCCACTATGACCTCTGAAGGGTATGTGTCTGTGGGGGAGTCAAATGTCTTCTTTTGAAAAGATGTCGGCGATTTTATCGGGCAACTCTCCAAGGTTGTAGGTGGTAACATATCCGCTATCAACTTTCCACAATTTTCTAGTCGTCGGCCACACATCAACTTTAGTTTCGTAGTCGGGGTGCGAAATGCGATAGTGCCACGGCTGGAACGAATATATCTCATAGCCTAAGGCGCGTACTTCCTCGAAGTCGGCTTGAGATGCTTCTATACCGCGCTTGGTCTTTGATTTCATACAGACTTAACTCTAAACTTCTTGCTAATCTCGGCTTTGATTGCATTTACCCTCTCAGTGTCTTCGGGATTTAGCGTAGCTATATTTATATTATCTTTACTTAACTTAACTTGCGTTGCCAGACGGTTGCCAATTGGTTGACGCTTGGTTGCCAGACTGACACCGTCTTTGGATAATGTATAAGCGCGGTTTTCTTTCAGATAAAGCTGGTCTTTCTCTTTTCTGTAGGTAGTAGGCGCGAATCTATCCATACGAATCGTGTTGTGCATACGCCAATGCTTGATAACTACAACTCCACTCTCGAACTGAATCACAAACTTCTTTGCCAGAAGGATTTTAAAGTCGTCGTCATTTGCGCCGAGCATCTTGATTATTCGTTTCGGGTTGCCGATAAAACCCTCATCATCAGCACGCATTCCTAGCTGGGTGTATAATGCTTGAGAGGAAAGCGGCATATCGAGAAACGCGTCTGAATCCATAATACTCATTGAGAACATTCTGCGGATTGCCATAAGTGAGATTAAATAATAAAGAGCCGTTAGGCAGGGTCTCGTATTGCTACAAGTACCCGCCTGACAGCTCTTTATCGGGTTACCTGCCACGCTTTCGCGTACACACATTATACTCCAAGAAAATCGCTTTAAGAAAAGAACTGTGGATAACATATCCCCACACATAGGAGAGAAAGATAGGATGGTGTGGTATACTTTAGGTAGGAGAGAAGTGGAGTATAGATGGGGGAATAGAAGGATGTTAATCAGGCCAATAGGAGTGAAGCGTTGGCAGGCAGGCACATCTTAATTCACTCTCCCCATTTGCACTCCACCCCCAAACCGCGAGCTTCAGTAAAAGGGTTATACACAGATAGGAGTGCTATCCCCAGATAGTGTATGTAGGGGATGTACAGAAACGACATTATGGTATAGGATATGGGTATGATGACCGCAAGACAAGTGAATGAGGCTAGTGCAGACAATGGCGCAATGCTTCCCATAATCCAGCTTTGCACTCATTGTGGCTTAGAGACAAATAAGGGTAATAAGTATTGCGTCCATTGCACCACGGCGGATATGCGGCGCGAGATGGATAGAGAGAATCTGCTTATAAACCCGAAGCACATTTGCGTTCAATGCAAAATAGTATGAGAGATATTACAGAAACAGGACATAGGAAACTTCTGGAACAGTGGCGGAAAGAAATAGAGTGCGAATATAAATCACAGACTGCCTCAAATGCTTTGGAAAGATTTGCTGACTGGCTTGATATGAAAAGAGCAGAGTGGCTAAAAAGAAATAAAATATGACCAAACCAAGACTCTCAATGAAGTTGCTTTATAAGTTATATTTGAGCTACCCAGACCAAGGAGTAAATGGTAACGACACGATTGTAAACTTTCTCGATTATGTTGGAGACGAAATTAAGCAAGGTGCGCCCACAAAAGACGTATCGTCTAAATCACCCCCAACCACATAACTCTATGAAGAAGCCGACTACAACAACGAAAACAAACTTTGACTTGGTAGGAGTTGAACCAACAGTGGATTCTTTGATAGAAGCGTTGCAAACCCTGAAAAAGGAAGTCGGAGGGAATCCATCAGTAGATTTTTGGCAAATTGCGTCAGGAGAAGATAAAGCATTAAGTTTAGATTGTGTAGAGTTTTTTCACGCAATACATTCAGTGGGATTTAATCTACGAAACAAAATATGAAATCACTCTCCCCTCAGAAGCAATACTTGTACGACCTTCTAAAATCTGGCGCATGGCTCTGTTCTAACTTCATAGACGGCCATATAGTCCGAGACTACAGGAAAAGGATTTCAGAAATGACGCATGAAGGATTCACTATAAGCTCTCAAGTCTGCGATAAGAAGTGCGGATTCAACCACAAGGCAGCAGTACACATGTATCGCTTAGAGAACGTCCCCACTCGTAATGTAGAAATCCGCGACAACGATGCACTACCTCCGATAAAGAACGCGCAGGGTCAATGGGTTCCACAACCAGTCTTCAGAGAAGAAATCATCCCTCTTGTATGACGCCCCATAGGGAGGGTGTGGAAAACGTACACGTTGACAAATAAACGTGCTAGGATTTAAGTATGAAACCCACCATTTCTGACTTCATTGGTAAGCAGAATAAAGACACTCCATTTGAGGAACGCGCGAAACAGTTTGAGGAAAGGATTAAACCCATCTGTGAAGAGCTGGGCGTTGTCCCGTGGGCGGCACTTGGAATGACTAACGAAGCTATTGCCGCTACAGCAGTCTTACGCGACCTATGGCAAAAGAAAGAATAAAGAAGCCGAGGAAGCCAAAGAAAGAATATGCAGTATTTATTATGCCTAACAGAGTCGAAGAAATCCTAAAGGAAAAGCCTAACGCAACTATTGACGACGTACTCAAGAAATAACCATGACAAAAATCGTTACATTCAATCCAAGTGCTCTCGATAAGATGCGAACAGGCATCAACATCGTAGCTGATGCAGTCGGGAAAACTATCGGCCCCCGTGGAACCAATGTGTTTATAGACAATGAGGTGCAACCAAAATTCACTAACGACGGTCACTCAATCGCACACCACATCACTCTCTCAGATAAACTAGAGAATGCCGGAGCGTGGGTTGTCCGAAACGCTTGCGCTCAAACGAACGACGACGCGGGCGACGGAACCACGACCACGGCAGTCCTTCTCCGCGCAATCATAGACGAATGCCTCGCTAGACCAGAGAACAAAGTACAGATAATGCAGTCCCTCATGGAAGCTAAGAAGAAAGTCCTCAAAGAGTTAAAGAAGCAAGCCAAGCCTATCAAGCAAGAAGACGTTATCTCAGTCGCAAGAATCTCCGCAGAGAATGAGATGCTCGCCCAGCTTGTTACCGAAGTCATAGGCAAGGTCGGCCCCAAAGCAGTTATCACCGTAGAAGACAGACAAGACGGGTTTGAGAGTGATTACAAGCTCGTTCAAGGATACGAAGCGCACGTTGGCTTCATGTCTCCCTATTTCCGCAACGACCCGAACAAAGCCCGTGCCCTTTATACGCATATTCCTGTCCTCTGTACAGCGAAACGTATGGGAACGGTTAATGACCTCAAGTTCTTCGATAAACTGGCTAAGGAGGGCATAAATGAGCTGGTAATCGTTGCGGAGGAGATAGAGCCTTCCATTCTCGGTATATTTGTAGCCACTAAGATAAGCGGGAAGATGAACCTACTTGTAATAAAAGCGGCTGGGCCATTGTTAGAGGACATCGCGGCGGCAACAGGGGCAACACTCATAAGCGACGAAACGGGCGTGAACTTTGAGAACTTCGAGGTTAAACATCTGGGCAAAGCGGATAAGGTAATCTGTGAGGAGAAGAAGACCATCTTCACCAGTGGAGCACCGAGCGCAAAGAAGCAAGCAGACCGCCTCGAACTGTTTGCTAACGACAACCCTAATCAATTCGAGGCAAAAAGACTGCGAGAACGCGCCGCCAAACTAAAAGGCGGAATCGCAGTTATTAGAATAGGCGCACATACCGATGCAGAAAGAAACTACCTTAGGGACAAAGCAGACGATACCGTCCATAGTGTCCAATCGGCCCTTGAGGAAGGAGTGGTTGCTGGCGGAGGGATGGCTCTTTATAACATTGCCAGTAAAAGTAAAGGGAAAACGATTGGGGATAGCATCCTTCGAGTATCTCTCACAGCACCTCTACGAAGAATTATTGAGAACGCTGGAAAGGATTACGCGCAAATCCTCACTAATCTCCCCGAAGGCCAGGGCTATGATGCTAAGAAGGACTGCTACAGCGACTTCTTCAAAGAAGGTATCCTCGACCCATTAAAAGTCGAGCGTGCGGCATTGGAAAATAGCATCGCAACTGCGGCACACTTTATAACCACGCACTGCGCCATCACAGATTATGTCGAACCCCCTAAAGAAAAAGCGTAAAGTCCAACTTCCGTACTGGCCCGCGAAGGACTTTCTAGAGAAAGCAACCGCGCTCGCTAAGGAGAAAGGACTCACACAATTCGACGACAACACACTCAACGACATGATGTTAAAAGCCTATCGTATGAAACGCGCAGAGATATTAGCTAAAGAGATAATTCCATGAAGAAAATAAATAAGCGGAAGACAACAGACACATTCAAGGAGCAATACCTAGCGCGTACTATTATCCCCACGCTTCACTTTATGGGAACTCGTATGTATTTCCCCTACTTATGGAATGGCGAGACAAAATACGCAATGATAAGACTAGAATCAATAATTAAGGCAACTAAGTGGGATATAAAGTTATGAAAATACAACCCGTAGGAGATGAGATATTCTTGAACGTAGAGGAAGCGAAGCTCGGCTCACTCAACACTGACAGCGTGAAGACAGGAATGGAATGGGCAACCATAGCCGCGATAGGTTCAGAGGTAAAGAACAAGGAGCTAAAGGTAGGCGCAAGAGTGTTCTGCAAAGCTTGGTCGCAGGACGTCATTCTCTATGAGGGTAAGAATTATATCTTCACCAGCGAAGCGCGGAATGGAATCGTGGCGATAATCAAATGATTTGCGATAATATCCAACTGTGTCATAACACGGAAGTAATAGGCGAAGACAACAACGCCATCCTTGTCTACTGTTCTCAATGTGGTAATCAAGAGCGAATCGGCAAAGACTTAAAAGGAAGCCCAGAGCATAGAGCGTATTTAGAATGGTTCCGTCGTGATATACTACAGCCAGATTATCCCCTATTTTATAAATACAGTGGAGCAAAGGGTATGCGTGTGGTATGATATTTCATGATAAACAATCTATATGCCCTTCCCTAAAGGAAATAAACTAGGAGGCAGACCATTAGGTTCTAAGAACCGCACGACCCTTTTACAAGACGAACGTCGCGCTATATTTGAATCGCAAGTATCTCAGAAGTGGGAAGAGATTATAGATAAGCTCAGACCTGAATATGTTGCTGACCAATACTTAGGGAAAGCACCTGACAAAGTAGAGCACACGATAGAAGATAAGCGCGTAGATGAAGTAGCGAAAGCAGCCGCATCCAAAGCCTATGTTGACTCCCTCAAAGATGCCGGAGTTTGACTTTGGTGAATACGAGATTCACGCGTTCATTCACGATAACCAGATAAAGAATGAGCAAGGCCTTCCTATAGAGTTCAAGGATAGACGTTTCCTATGGGACATCTACGAGGACATGAGTCCTTTACAGGTTGTCCTCAAATGTCCTCAGGTAGGAATGACTACACTAGAGGTAATCAAATCATTCTGGGTGGCGAACTATAAGCATAAGGACATCATCTACACGCTCCCCACGCAGTCAGACATATACGACATGGCGAGTGGAAAGATAAACAGAATCATTGCCCAGAATCCACCGTTCAAGAAGTGGATAGAAGACCACGATGCAGTAGAGAGTAAGCGGGTGGGAGAGAATACAATCTACTATCGAGGTAGCTGGACAGCTAAGAGCGCGATGATGGTTGCGTCTCAACTCAACATTCACGACGAGGTAGACGCATCAAGCGCGGCGAATATAGAACAATATGAGACGCGCCTTCAAGCTACAGCAGATGGTATGAGGTGGTACTTCTCTCATCCTACCCTACCCGACTTTGGAATAGATAAATACTGGCAACTCTCCGACCAGAAGCACTGGTTCATTACCTGTCCTCATTGTGAAGAATTGCAGTATCTCTCATGGCCTGAAAGCATAGACACCAAGCGCAGATGCTATCAGTGTAAGAAGTGTCATAAGGAATTGAGTGATAACGATAGACGGCGAGGTAACTGGTATCCAAAACACAAAGGGCGGGCGTTCTCCGGTTATTGGATATCGCAACTCATGTGTCCGTGGATTACAGCGGACAAAATACTAACTGACTTTGCTGAAAAGACACCAGAATACTTCTGGAACTACGTTCTCGGACTTCCCTACGCAGGAGGAGATGCAAAGCTCACCATGCAGAATCTCTTTCAGAACCTCACCAACAAACAAGATGTGGCTGAGAGCAATGAGCGCGTGGTAATAGGCATAGACACAGGAGCTAAGCTAGACTTCGTATTAGGTAACGACAGGCTCGGACTCTTTCATCACGGAAGCACAGAGGACTACGGAATACTCAATGGCTTCATGCAACGGTGGCCAATGGCTATTGCAATCATAGACGCTGGAGGAGATTTCATAGGCGCACAGAAGTTTCAAGAGTCGTGGCCTGGCAGAGTGTTCAAAGCATATGCAGGTGAAGACCGAAAAGAAAACAAGCTATTTAGATGGGGAACTAAAGACGAAGAAGGAAAAGTACTATACGACCTTAACCGAACATGGCAATTGTGCGTGGATGAGTTTAGAGATAAAAGATTGGCTCTTCAAGGCACAGAGCAGGACTGGTGGGAGTATTGGCTCGACTGGAAGAATATGTCCCGAATAAAGATAATGGACGATAAAACGGGCATGTTCAAGGGAATCAAGTGGGTACGCAATGGACGTAACCATCGTGCCTCTGCGACCCTATTTTGGAGGATTGGGATGGATAGATTCAGTGGAGGTAGTGTGAGCTTCATCACGGCTGGGGATAGGAAGGTGCGGATGGGGTATGAAGCCTAGTGCCACTAGCGATGTGCGGTTTGGTTGGTACGATTGAGGAATAACATAACTATTTATATGGCAAACAAAGACGGATTTGATAGTAACAAGCGTTGGGGCAACTCAGCTCAGAAAGGTCATGGAGCGAACAGCCCTGCGATGATGGAGGCACGAAAGAGCTTCGCAAAGAAGAAGGAACTAGCGGGGAAGATAAGTAAGGGTGATAAGTATGGAATCTCTCCTAAAGACGGTGGTAATCGCCAGCATAAAGAATTAGTGGCGCAACAGAAGAGGATAAGTGAGAAGTACAATAAATAATCGTGGAAAGTAGCAACCCATACGCTCAAGGAATATTCCAGGCTGTAAAACAAGCACAGTCTCTTGCCCAGGACTACAACAAAGTCTCTGATGTTAAAGCTGATGGATTAGGTGGAGGGAATGGTGATGAAGTATTAGAAGAATATAAATCTAAATACACTCCCGAAGAAGCACGCAGACTCCGCGCACAATGGAAAGCTACGTACTCCGTATACTTCGGAGACGTAGAGCCTGACCAGAAGAAGTCTTATAACTACTGGCTAGGTAAACAAAAGACCGATGTTACCGAAGACCTCGATGGGCATAACACGGTAGACAACCTTATCTTTGAGGCAGTAGAGACGTTCCTCCCTATCGCTAACCGTGCGAACCCTGACCCTGTTGTTACCGCAGGAGACGCGCCAGCCGCTATTGAGCTTGCTAAGAACACAAAGAGCTTCCTCGTAGACTGGGCTGATAAAGCGAAGTTCCGTATGCGTCTCAAGGGTGGAACGCGACAATGGGTGATGTCCAAGCTCGGCGTGTGGAAGGTTTCATACAACGTCGTTCAACATAAGATTGAATGCAATGTCCTTGTCGTAAAGAACCTCAAGCTCGACCCCGATGGACACTGGGATGAAGAAGGTTTATTTACAGGCGATTGGATAGGCGAGCCTAAGAAGATTTCAGCAGGGACACTCTCAGATATGTTCCCTAAGCACGCAGACAGAATTAAAGCTCTATCAAAGGGCAATGCCACAAAGAAGCTCACACTTGAGGAATGGTGGTACAAAGGCACTGATGTGTTCTATTTCATAGACGATGAGTGTGTGGGTACGTTCAAGAACCCTAACTGGAACTACGACGGCGAGACTAAGACCATTGACCCAAATACACAGGAGGAGATTTCAACACCAGTGCAAGGGAAGAATCACATGTTCGGTAGGAATCAGCCAACGTTCCCTTATGTTGGTCTATCGGTATTCAGCACAGGCGAGCATCCACACGACGACACTTCACTCATCATGCAGAACGTCTCGATGCAGGATTTGCATAACAAGAGACTACGACAGATAGACAAGAACGCAGACTCGCAGAACAATGGAGCACTCGCTTCGGGTACTTCGTTCACTAAAGAGCAAGCCGCTGAAGCCGCCACCTTCCTTCGTAAAGGAGGCACGGTGTGGGTTCCGAATGGAGACGTTAATACAGCTTGGAAACGAGATGCTGCCCCTGCCCTACCAGGAGATATATTCCAACAGCAAGAGAAGTCTGAAGAAAGACTCAAGGGTATATTCGGCATCACAGGCTCCACAGCTTCAGGCATACAGGATGAGAAGAGTGTCCGTGGAAAGATTATGGTGCAACAGACCGACTCCTCAAGAATTGGTGGAGGTGTTACCGAGTACATCGAACAAGCGGCTAACACGATATATAACTTCGTGATTCAGTTCGTATTCGTGTATGGAGATAAACCATTCGAGTTCAACGCTATGGGACTTAATGGTGCTCAAGAGGCTATCCAGTTGCATAACACAGACTTCCTTGTAGACCCGAACGTAACGGTTAAAGATGGTTCGCTCATTCCCAAAGACCCACTCACTGAACGTAACGAGGCTATGGACTTGTGGAGCGCACAGGCAATAGGACTCCCAGAGCTTTATAGTCGCCTAGACTTCGCAGACCCGATGGAGAGCGCACAGCAGACTCTTACTTGGCAGATGGTCGCGGCTGGTAAGTTACCTCCTCAAGTGTTGTTCCCTCAGTTTGGCGCACCAATGGCTCAAGGAGCACAGCAAGGCACAGTCTCACCACAGGAACAGCAACAAGGAACAGAGACGCAACCACAACCTCTGACTTCCCCACCAGCAGTGGAACAGCAGAGCCAGCAATTACTACAGTCTGTGCCACTAGGCGGAGCTATACCAGGTGGGCAATAATGGAGGAATATGAACCATAACGATAAAGAAGGGCCGAGAGGGATTTCTTACGGTAAGGGGGCTGTTGCGGAACACTTCAAGGATGTTAAGCGAGCAAACCCAGAAGGTTTTAGAAACGATAGAAGTTCTGCCAAAGCCTCCGCAAAGAAAAAAGAATTGGCGGGGAAGATTGGTAAACCCGCATATCCCCAGAAAGGAAAAGCAGACGGCGACCACTTCTTTAGGAGTGAGCGACCCGACAGAGAAAAGAACTCACCTCTTTAACCGTGGAATCCTCGAATCCATATCAAGGAAAGATTACGTTGAAAAACGTACAAGACTTATGGAAGGCGATAGCCGATAGTGTAGAACCTCTCCCTAAGCAAACCGAACCAAATCTAAATGGAATCATCTAACCCATACGCTTGTGCCACTAGCAGACACAGATAAATAAATTACTATAAAAACATGAACCCCATAACATCAATCACGCTTACTTTCGCGGATGGCACGACGCAGAGTTTTAGCGAACAGGTTGCTGTGGTTCCCGCAGTTGAACCAGTTGTCGCAGACCCGACTGTTACAGAATCAACACCCGTAGCACCAGTTTAATATGGCAAAAAACACAAGTGAAAAGAAAGAAATAAAGGACGAGACGAAAGAAGAGAGTAAGGAACTCCGCGATAAGAAACTCACGTTCGCCAAGAAGATTAAAAGTAAGAAAGGTAGTGGCGAGAAGTTCCTTAAAGAAGAGGGAGCAGATAAGAAGTAGAGCATTTGGGTTTTCTAGAGGGTCGCCCTTCCGCAAGGATAAAAACACTCCGTAGTTAAAAATAATCAGGTGTCTCTAGGGTCTCACCAGTAAACAGCCCCCGTAAACTATGGATAATATCCAAATCACAGGTAGAGGGTTCGAGAAAGCGAGTAGCAAATTGACGAGTGAACAACTTGATAGACCGATTGACGAAGTAGTCGCGCCCAGCGAAGAGGTTGCACCCTCGGAGTCCGTCCCCGAAACGCCTGTCGAGACAGTATCCGAACCGGAAGTAAGTACACCTGAACCCGAAGAGGAGAAAGTTCCCAAGTCACGCTTCCTCACAATGGCTAAACGGGCGATAGAGGCTGAAAAAGCAGCTAGAGCATACGAAGCCGAACGCGAGAGTCGTCCTGAACCAGTTATCCAAGTGGATGAAGATGAAGACCTGAAAAAGTTCTACACCACCACATTCGGAGACACTGACATGGCTGAAAAGCTCTATCAGAACGAACTCAAGCGTCTCAATGTCATTGAAGAGCGAGCATCAGAACGTGCCTATGAACGCATAAGCCAAAGAGAGCAAGAGGACGCCCAGCTTATTAACAATCGTGTTGCAAGCATGGACTCCGCCTTCGAGGAACTCGGACTAGTTTCTGGCAAAGAGTTCACCGATGACGAACAAGTAGCACTACTTGATATTGTCGAGAAGTATTCACCCAAAGACAAGTCTGGGAAAATCCCCGAAGAATACTTGCTCCCGCTTGACCAAGCCTACGAGATATATCAACTCCAAGCTGAGACAAGTAAACCTAATCGTTCACAGAGAAACGCTGTAGCAGCTCTCAGTGGCTCACGCTCAGAAGGCGGTTCCGTTTCCACTTCCGACGCAGATTGGAGGCCAGGACAACGGGGACGCTGGGAGAGCAAATTACCAAAATAAACATTAATTCTAATCGTATATGGCATTCTCTACAGAAGTAGATGTCTTGACGATGGAAGACATAATGCCTGAAGTTGTGGACACGGTGCTTCGCGCCAATGAGTTCACGACTCGCATTATGACGAAGGACACAAAGAAGTTCCGTGCGGCAACGCAGGACTTCCCGTTCAAGTATCAAAAGGGTACTGCAACGACGTCGTTCATCGGCTTCCAGACTCTTCCTACATCTCTCACCGCGACCCGCCAGTTGCTCAAGTACAACCCAGCTTTCAATGAAAGCAACGTCGCACTTGCAACTACTGACGTAGCCGCAAACAACACAATGCGTAAGGTTCTTGACCTCACGGAAGTCGAAATGCTTTCGCGTGCTCAAGACCTCGCAGACTCCATTGGAACTCAGTTCTACGGCTCACAGTCTCTCGCTACCGACTTCCTCGGTCTTGGGAACATTGTGTCCGCGACTGGTTCTATCGGAGGTGCATCACGTTCCACTTACTCAACTCTTCAGTCAACGGTAACTGCTTCAAGCGGTACGCTTTCTCTTTTCAAGATGCGTACTCTCTTCAACAACATCGCTGATGGTGAAGTCCAGCCGGACGAGGCCTTTACGGACTACTCTACTTGGGCTTTGTACGAGTCTCTTCTGCAACCGCAGGAGCGCATCGCAAAGGAGGTAGGTGTTAACGTAGCCTCGAACTTCAAGGGATACACAGGGTATCGCGCGATTATGTGGGCAGGTATGCCGATTGTCCCAGACCGTAAGTGTACGTCTGGCTCCCTCTTCATGCTCAATATGGATTACCTCAACTTCTATACCCTCGATATGCTCGGAGGTCTTGATAAGGGAGGCTATTCAGGCGAGAAGGTAAAGGTCGGCTCAAAACTGTTCGTCGGTTCACAGTACAGTGCCGATGAGAACTTCGGCTTCTTCTGGACTGGTTTCATTCACGCTACAAACGCGCTCGCTTGGAACTCGTTTATCGTCGTCGCAGGAAACCTCATCAGTGCTAACCCTCGTCGTCAAGGCGTCTTGACAGGCATCACGGGGATTTAACCGCCTAACTTTTACGTTATGGCATACAATCCTCAATTGTTCTCTCCAGAACTAGCCTACCCACCGCCAGTATCGCGTGTGTGGGCTTCGACTGGAAACACGGACACAGTTACCGATGATGGTATTCAAAACTTGACACAGGTATTGATTATGAACACCTCTGCATATGCGGGGCGTTGGTATGTCTCAAACATCACACCAACATCATCAGCAACAAGTGCGGCGGGTGTTGTCACAATCACGCCAGGCACGTTCACAGTTACCTCATCGAGTTCTGAGACGCAAACATCAACGACTTATAAGTATATTCTTGTCTAATATGGCTACTATAAACTCAACAAAATTGATTCTTGGTTTGCTCATATTGGCAGCAGTTATATTGCTTGTAGCGGCACTTCGTCCAAGTCAAAGTTTCGGCGCATCTCCTGCAGGGTCAACCTTCAGTGATGCAAAGGTGGCGATGGTTTCAGTTAACCTTGCTAACGCAGGGGCAAACGGAACCTCAACATCAATCCTTAACACAGATGGAAACGATAGGTATATCACGGGGTATCAGATAGGTTGCGAAACTGTTGGAACAAGTAAGACCGCCTACACGGGTTCAGGTCTTGCGGCACTCCAGCTCACGATAGGAACGACGACAGCAGCTAACTCAGCTACTATCCCGTCGGCAAACCTTGTTGTTAACGCAGGCACAGTCGCCACAAGCTCTGTGTACTTCCTTCAGGCATCTAGCACACTTCAGACTGGCTCGATTACATCGGCCATTTGGGGTGCTAATACGCCATTGGACTTCTGGTTCAACGCAACGAACACCGCAACGTGTGCAGTGGGCGTGAGCTATGTCGGTTCCTAATTATCAACGTAATTAACTTAAAATGAGTTCACTATCTTCAGACACACTCATCAACCCGCAGGATTTGTTCGACATCACGGTTGCCGGTACAGCAAACACAGGAGGTGTTTTCGCTGACGGCGCAACGCTTGGATGCCTCGCAACTACGGGTGATGGGCGTTACTTCCGCTACATCAACGCGGGTGCAGTGGCTCTCGTTCCAGGTCAGCTCCAGCAATCAGTTGCTGAAGTTACTGCAAACGAGCGTCTTGCTATCGCAGCAGCAGCGGCAGGAACCTTCTCAGTAACCACGACTTCGGCCATAACCACTACGGCTGGTCAGTACGTTGGCGGTTACTTGCAGGTTGCTACCACTCCAGGTCAGGGATACAGCTACCAGATTGTCGGCCACACGGTTGTCACTTCGGCAGTATGTACCTTCACCTTGGGTGACCCGATTGTGGTTGCCCTTACAACGGGTTCCACAGTCAGCATTGTTCCTTCTCCGTGGTCTAACGTCATTGTCAATCCGACAACGGCGACAGGTACTATCGTAGGCGCTGCAGTCGCAGCGACTCCGGCTACCTACTACGGTTGGGTTCAGACGAAAGGCCCAGCGTGTGTTCTCGCTCAGGGAACTATCGTTGTGGGTGAGGAAGTCGCGGCGTCGTCTACTACTGCGGGTGCAGTCGTAGCAACGTCAGGCGTTCTCGCTTCGGTAGGTTATGCAATCCAGGGAATCACGGCCACTCAATACGGCCCGATATTCTTGAACATTTCCTAGTTTCTATTCCCAGCACTTATTCACTGTGGTGGTTGATAAGTGCTGGACAATGGGTGCTAGGTGTTATAGTGGGAGTATAATAACTAATTTCACCACATGAGTTCATATTTGACGCCAGCAGACACAGGTATCGTATACGACCCAAAAAGGCAGTTTGCAGTCACGAATTGGTCAGATGAGGATATTACCGTTAATTGGAAGGACGCAGGGCCGCAGGGCACAGGAGATAACTTTTACACGCTCCACGCGGGAGAAGTAAAAACCTATCCTCAATATCTCGCCTATTACATCACCCAGATATTCGTAGACCGCGAGATGTATAAGGACGCTAGCAAGTCTCCCACCAATCCAGACGGCTCTCCGTCAAAGCAACGCGAACGCCTAGAGATGGCAGTAGCTAATAAGGACATGCGTAAGCCGTATGAGGATAAGACTATTCAAGAGGTCATAGCTGGTCAGGAGTCTCCTGAAGTCACCGCTATGCGAGCACAGATTCGCAAGCAGCTTATCATAGACGGCAACCTAACTTCGGAGCTTCACAACAACGCTGATGGTAGTGAGAAGAAAGAAGAGTTCGCAGACCTACCTAAGAAGAAGGGTCGTCCCGCTAAGACTGCATCAGAAGCAGCCTCCGCAATTTAACTATGGCAATGCGGTTACTTAAACCGCAGGAGGGAAACCAACTGAGGAAACTGCAAGAAGCCACCGAGCTATCTCGGTCTCTTCAGCTTGACAAGGTCTTAAAGGACAAACGTAAGGAGATACAAGACCTTGATAATCAACTCGTCAATCGTCTCTCAGAGGTGGGTAAACAGGGGGCTGATGAGGTGCAATTATGGAAGGATAGGATTAACGCTCTCACCATAGAAGTAGACGCCCTTGAGAGCCGTCGTAAGTCTGCCCTTGTGCCACTAGAAGAACGCGAAAAAGAAGTGCAAGATAAGCATAGTGCTCTTTTGAAGCGTGAAGAATTGGTAGCGATAAAGGAGACGGATGTCGAGGAAACAAAGGAGTTATTACAGGAAAGATTAGACGCAGTATCAGAGCGTGAGCAGGATGCAACAAAGTATTCTCTCATTCTCAACAATCGTGAGTTTGCCATCCAACTACAGGAGAAACAAATTGGCGAACGGATGTCTGCCCTAACAGAAATACTCCAAGAGTCCTTAGACGAGACACAGAAAGCACAAGCAGAGGCAGCACGCTACAAAGCAGTTCTCAAGGGTCGGGATGTTTCAATCACCGAACGCGAGAAGTATGTCGAGAAACAGAACGCCTCCTTTGCAAATCGAGAACTCCGAATCGCAGACCGATACAAGACGCTTCTCAGAGCTATTACTGAAACTAAACTCAAGAAATAATATATGCCACCAGGTATAGCAAATGCGGCTTTCGCCCGCGACCAGAACAGAATCCCCATCATGCAGAATGGGCTTGCGAGCACGGACACCCAGACTCTCGTCGGAAACAACACGACTGTCACTGTGCCTATCTTCGGCATAACTGGAACCGTTCTGGTGAACGCTCTCTATGGAGTAGTAACGACAGTGCTTGGAGCAAACAATACAGCGGCATACTTCCGTTTGAATGACGCAGCAGCACAATCAAGCATCACCGCATCGTCTGGTACAGCTCTCAGCGCAGCAGCAGTTGGCTCGATGCTTGTAAAGAAAGACCTAGCATCCGCAGCTCTCACCCTTCTCACCTCTGCACAGGAACGAGTAAGCGAACCGACCACACTTGAAACTCTTTACTTCTCCCCTTTCCTAGTTCAGCAAAAGACGGCTGGTGTTGCTACCAATATAGAGTTCGTATACACCACAACTGATACACCAACATCGGGAGTCATTCAGTTCTATCTAGGCTGGATTCCCCTCACCAGTACGAGTTCAGTAGCGTCTCTGTAACCTATGAGCCAGCAGGACTTCTCTGCTCTAAGGGAACAAAACAGAATCCCCATATGGTGGGGAATATCTAGTGTGGATGGTGTCACACCAGTACCTATCGCAATAAGTTCAAGCACAGGGAATGTGCAGTTTGAAATAGGAACATCTACGATGCCTATAATGACTCTATTAAATGGGTCATTACCGAGAGACGGTAATAGAATCCCCTGCTTAGGTGCAGTCTCAAGCACAGACAATACTGTGGTCATTCCAATCTCAGTCAATCCAGTGACAGGAGCAATTCAGGCACAAACAACATGAGTTACAATCCTTCATCATATGACGCAACAAGAGACGGTAATAGAATCCCTGTTGCAATGGGGCAGTCTAATGTGGACTCAACACAAACTCTTCCGCTTCTGTGCGACCACGTTACTGGACGACTTTTAGTAGATTCGGTAGGTGGCTCGACGATTTATTCAGAAACCCCAGGAGGGTTGATAGATGGAGTGAATAAGGTATACACAACTGGCCGTACTATTACGACAGTTATCGGTCTTTGGTACAACGCTGGGTTCGTTCACCCAGCGGAATACACCGCCAGTGGTGCTGGGTTCACTATGGGTACTGCATTGCCAGCAATTTCAGGAGCAGCGTTTTCGATTTCGTATGTATAGGCTTGACCCTTCGACAAACGACTTAATCATTGACGGCTGGGAGTCTGGTATTTCCGATTCTCCTTACGGAACGAACCTACAAACACAAGTGGGTAATATTCAGCAAACAGGACTTTCCGATATGCGAAATGTCAATGTTATTTCTATCCCAGGGGAGGCGAGCGTACTCAATCAGACTGTTCAGGCTAACCAAACTGCCGTGTCGGGCGTTGCATACACAGCAGTAGCCGCAACAGATGTCTTTACTTACTCAGGGACAACTATAAAGGCAGGAACTGCGATAGTTATTACAGTGAGTACTGGTACGGCTGGTATAACATCGGGGAACACTTATTGGGTGCGAGATGTCACGGCAACGACATTCAAAGTCGGTTCGGGCGTGGACGCAGCAGGAACCGTGAGCGCGGCTATAAACGTCACTAGCGACGGTACGGGCACGTTCACTACAGTAAATATCGCTTCAACAGTACAGATGATTTCCTCGAATAATACTACGTTTGGGGCGTTGGGTATTCAGACCTCGTTTCTCCAACAAGGGAATGTGCTCGCGGTTGATACGAATGGGTTGGCGTGGATATTCATACCAACGACACCTAACTGGGTATACTTAGGTAATTCGACAGTCAATGCCTCGCCACCGAAAGCAAATGGGATAGCATTCTTCAATGGATACATTCTCGTTTTCAGAGCCGGAGATGCGAAAATAGATTACCGCGCTAATAACGGCACGAGTTCTATTTCAGCGTGGCAGTATGGTTGGAAGTCAACTAACGCGACTAGTTCCTCCTCAAGAACCTTCACAGATTCAGATGGCATTCTATGGTTCTGTAACGGTTCAGGAATAGGACAACTCGAACAGCTCACTACGTTTGACCCGATTAGTGGTGCAACATACACATTCACTAATACAGCTCTCATTTTCCCTAGTTTTGATTTAGCTAACTGCATAGAGCAGTTAGGAACAAATCTACTTATCGGTGGCACGCGAAACATCATGTATTCATGGAGTAGAGACCCTCTTAACGCAGGGGTAGGTTCAGGAGGTACTCCAATAGAAATACCCGAAGCTGGAATCACTAGAATCGTTGCGGTCAATTCAAATGCCTATATCTTCGCAGGGAATAGAGGACGTATCTATCAAACCAACGGAGCGAACGTGACGCTCTATAAAAAGATACCAGACCACCTTTCGGGGACTGTGGAACCCTACTACCAATGGGGAGGGGCTGTATACAGCCGAAATCAGCTCTATTTCAGCGTTTCGTGCCTCAATTCGGCAACTAGTGCTGCTATCCCTAATTACGGTGGTATATGGGCAGTTTCAACGGATACAAACGCTATTAGGCTCACCAACCAGTTGTCCTATGCGACTTACGCAGGGTTTGTTTCAGAACTGGCACAGTTCGTTACGAGTGCGGCAGCTTCAGGAGTAGCCTTCGGTCAAGTTTCAATAGTCGCTGGTTGGTACGATGGAGTTTCTGCGTATGGTTCAGATTATGTACCAACGTCTCCAACCCCCTACTCAAACGCTCAAGCCTATGTGGATTCAGATATGATTCCCATTGGGACTTTTCTTAATCCCACGACAAACTCTCAAGTCGAATACAAACTCACTGTTCCAATGGTTGCGGGAGAATCCGTGACACTCCAATACCGACAAAACTTCTCACAGTCTTTCACTACTATTACCGACACGCAACATCCAACAGGGGTCTTTACTTCAGCGGATGTAGGCTCAGGAATCTCAGGCGTCGTACAGGTGAACTTCCAAAAATCTCAATGGATACAGATACGCGCTCTCCTTAGCTCGACAGCGAGTTCACCAAGCTATGTGCGTCTAAGAGAGCTTCGACTTCGATGACACCCAACGACGTACAAAAGATAGCCACAGACGCGGCAACAAAGGTCTACAATAGATTAGGTACTCAATACGACGTTCCTAAAGTTCCTGTGCATTCACACACTGGAACAGACACGCTGAAGGTTGATTACAACGACCTCACCAGTCAGCTTACTGCGTCGTCTCCACTGACTATTACGCCAGGGACGGGTTCCCCGAACCTTTCAATCACCCTACCTGCGAGCATTCCTACAGGCACAATCCTTATGTATGGTTCTTTTACTTCCATACCAACAGGGTATCTTCTTTGCGATGGCAATAGCTACGCACGAGCGACCTACCCCGACTTGTTTGCGGTTATCGGAACGTCTTTCGGCGCAGTTGATGGAACACATTTTGATGTGCCGTATACGTCAGGACGTGTCCCAGTTGGCGCGACAACCAATTCAGGACTAGGAGGGGGGGCTTCTGGCTCTGGAACTAGACCAACGGGAGGGAACACTCTCACTCAATACAACGTAGGCGATTGGGAGGGAGAGGAAACTCACGTGCTTACTGAGGCTGAATTGGCCGCGCATACACACGTTCTAAATCTTCCCCTCAGTGTTCCGACAGGTGCAGGTGCAAGCTCAGGTGTCGGCCCAACAACCGGAGGCGTTAGTACGAGTCCTCAGAGCATCGCGAGTGATGGCTCCAATAGCCCGCACAACACCATACAGCCTGTTCTAGCTTTCGCCTTTATAATTAAATATTAAATATGTCGCCTAAATACTTAGCAAGACCTAGTGCCACTAGATATTCCCTACCTAAACCCTAAAATATACTCAAATGAGGACAACTCTTTCATACCAAAACGACTTCACAAATCTAACTAATAACACCGCGACTGCGAACGCAACGCTCGGACTCCACTTAGTCAACGATGCTTTGCGTTATCTCGTCGGTACGTTCTTCTTCAATGAGGCCTCATATACCGTTCCAGGGGGAACAGTAGCAAGTCAGGCTGGATACCAACTTCCTTTCAATAATAAACAAGTGGTGAACTCCACCGTGCTTATCGGAAGTGTATTGTGGCAACCACAGGAAGTCGCTACAAGAAAGCAATATGACGCTCTCAATGTCATTCCCTTCGTCAACAACTTCCCTCAGTTCTACTACATTTGGAATAGTCAGCTTCTTCTCTGGCCAGCACCAGCAGAGAACGGCGATGCAATCACGATTAACTATAAAAGACGCATAAAGGACTTGTCCGTTACCGACTATACGACAGGTACTTTGTCCGTTAATACCGCAGCCACTACGGTCACTGGCTCAGGGACATCGTGGACAACCAATATGGCGGGTATGTGGCTCAACATACCCATTACCGCGAGCAATACGACCTCTGGGGACAATGAGTGGTATCAGATAGCGTCTGTGACCAACTCAACAACGCTCGTCCTTGATAATCCGTATCAGGGACTCACCAATGTATCGGGAGCGTCATACACAATCGGAGAAGTACCAATCCTCCCAGAAGACTTCCAAGACCTTCCTCTTTATCGAGCGATGTATGTGTATAACAATTCTATAAATCCAGACAAGGACAAAGCATCGTACTTCAAGTCTCTCTACGATGAGGGATACAAGATGCTTGATGCGGAGTTCGGGGCAAAGACTTCAAGTGTGGGATTGACACCGCAGAATACTGCTGTAGTTTCACCAAACTTGTTCCAGCAAAATATAACTTACGTTCCATAATTATGGCTATAAATCTTTTAGGGCAACTTCCCACACCAACGACGAACTACAGTTCGCTCACATATCAGCCTGTAAATGCGAGCCAAGCTCCTGCGTCCTCAAGTGTCTCTCCTTTAGCTACGTCCACGGTCACAAAACTACCTACAGCAGGGACGATTAACGGGGTCGCCACAGCCCCTATGGGTGTGAAGCCAGTATCACCCACTACGAACATCTCTGGGCCTTCAACAACTCTTGCCTCTAGTCAGATAGCAAAAGCTCCGCCGCAATCCACCATTGCGGCCCCGTTCGTCAACACTCCTCAGAATACCCCCGCGTACGACCCGACGACTGGATTCTTAACTGATTACGGTAAGTCTATAGGTGCTAAACCAGTCCAACCTAATGACCCCGCAAACCAAGCGAATACCACAACGAATACTCAATCCAATACTCAAACGACTCCCGCACAAACAACTCAATCAGCCCCAGCAGCAGGTACGACATTTTCAAACGGTCAAGATACCACGTTCTCAGGACTCCTTGGAGCTGCAGCAAGTGCGGCGGGGAGCATACAAAATCAAGCGGCGACAGAGAATCAAACTGCACAACAAATCGGAGCACAAACACAGATGTCTCCTGCCGAGCTTCAGGCGAACCTCAACGCAGTCACCGCAGAGCAACAGCGTAATGCGGCTCTAGCGGCATCAAACGGTCAAGGTTGGAGCAATATGTTCCAACAAGGTCAAGAGGGTCTTATAAATCGGACGGCTGACGTACAAGGAGCACTCATGCAAGCTGAAGCATCTAAATATGCTGACCAACGTGGTGTAGCGGCAACAGCTCTTGGCGCAGAGGCAACTGCACAAAATAATGCTGGTGGACTTCTGAATAATGCGGCCTCATCATTAAATACAAGTGCAACCACCGCTGCTCCTGTAACACAATTCGGACAACTAACGAATCCTCAAACTGGTGCGGTAGTTAGCCCAGCAGGAGGGAATCCGCAACTTAATACCGCTGTTCAACAGGCAGCTCAACTTATAAAGAACGGCGCAAGTATTGCTGACGCAACTGCTGCTTCAGGACTCTCCGCGTTTGGCGTACCTGGAACGCAAGCACTCACTTCTCTACTCAGTAGTTCATCTGGCGGAACCTATAATCCAAGCGCGGTCAATGCGATAACTCAGCAGAATCTTACTCAAGGAGCAACCTATCAGGGAGTTGCTCAGGAGCTTTCAAACGCTATTCAGACTATGCAGCCAATCGCTCAGAAACTGGTTACGTTCATTCAACAGACTGGTCAGAATCCAGCAACATCTCCGTTGGTCAATACAGCAATAGAGAATGTGAACGCACAGTTGTACCCAGCACAAGTAGCAACTCTAAACGCAGCAGTCAATGATATTCGCTCCTATGCGATACAGGTTCTCGGAAGTCAATCGGGTGCTAATCCTACCGATGTTACTTCAGCACTTAACTCATTCGACTTCAGTAAGTTCTCAGCTAATGACCTCAACTCATTCTTGGGTGACTTGCAGAACATGGCTAATACGCGTCTTTCACAGGCGCAAAGTGCAATGAACGCTGGATATGGTTCTAATACTGTTGGTTCTGGGCCAGCCGCAGGAGTCGCAGCCACGGGTCAAGGTGATGCGTTCAATACGGGTTCAATGTCTCCATCAAGTGCGGCATCAAATCTGGGTAAGGCAGTTCTTGGTGCGGTGGCAGGAGTAGTCGGTTCCGCCGTAAGTGGAGCAGGTGAGGCCGTTAGCGGAGCCGCTACTGGCGCAGCCGCTGGCGCAGCCGAATCATTGTTTGGAAGTGGAGCAGCCGCTGCTGCTCTCTAATTTATGGCAGGACTTAACTTAACGCCCCAAGAAAAGGACGCGGCAGTTAAAGCTATTACTAAAGCCATTGGTTATGCAGAAAATGGTGGAGCACCAAACATAAATAATCCATCAGCGGGGAAGACGGGAGAGATGAAATCTATCTTTCAGTTTGAACCTGCTACATGGAAAGCATACGCAAAAGAATATCTAGGAGATGCTAACGCTCCTTTAACGCCAGACAATGAGACGACTGTAACAATGAAAAAGGTGAGTGATTTATTAGACAAGGGAATGAACGCAAAGCAAATAGCCTCTATATGGAACTCTGGTGATGAAAATGCTTACACGGGCAAGTTTTCAGACGGCTCTCCATCTATAGGAGTGAACAAGCAATACGGAGTAAAGTTCAACGTCCCAGCGTATGCAAATACGGTCAATAGTTATGCAAAGAAGTTCTTTACGCAAGATATAGCCACAGACCCTAGTCAGTCTCAATCCCCTACAGCGACTCCTGCGGCTCAAAACACGCCTCCACAGCCCACTACGCAACCCATAGCACAAACGCCCCCTTCAGCATCGTCAGGCGGTCTTTTGGGTCAAATTGGCTCTAGTTTGCAGAGCGCGTTGCCGTCTCTTCCTCAAAATACTACGGGTCAAGCCGTATCCTAGTCCTGCGAATAGCCAGAAGATAAAAGGATTTTTCATACCCCTAATCTACCATAGAAACGTCTAAATTGCAACCCTATTGTTCACCCCATTCTTCGTGCCTCTGTTTCATACGTTCTTGTATCTTGGGGTCTTTCATCCTTTTAGCTAACTCGCGCTTCTTATCTAAAAGCCGTTTCTGTTCCTTCTTAGCGTCTATCTTAATTGTAGGGATTCTACTCATGCTATTTTACTTGCGAGTTTCTTCTTGGCCGAGTCTGCCTTTTTAGCTGCACCTGCTGTAGACGCTTTGTATTGCCACACACCTTCATCAAAGCTCGGAGAGTTCTTACTGTATCGTTTCACTTGCGAGTTAGGGTCAATGCCTTTCTTTGCTCCCCAATCTCTCCCAGCTGCGTGGCCACTTCCTCGTAGCTTTCCTTTGCCACGATACGTCATCTTCCCAGACTTAAACCGTCGCATCAGATGCGCGAGGTTTGTCTTGCGATGGCTTACTGCATCTCTAGCTTTGTATCCTTTCGCACTAGCCATATTTAATCGTTGCTGTTCTTGTCACCGTCAGGAGTACGTCGTCCCTCCTCATCACGATTCACCATCTTCTTACTAACTCCTATTTTCTTTGAGAGTTCCTTCTTTCGCTTCGCGGCTTTAGGAAACGATGAGTTAGCCTTGATAGTCGCACCAAGTTCCTTTCCCCACCCCTTTACTGTGTCTGATAGTGCCATATATGGCTATATTACTAGCCCACTCACTTCACGCTAGTGGCACTAGATAGTGACTTGCTTTGTGACACTCACCGTATCTACCGTGAAGGTGAAGTTATAGGTTCCTGGTGTTGGAATCGCTGTGCTCTTACAACCTTGACCTGGGAATCCATCGTAATTCCCTACACAGAACCACTGGACTGCATTAGGGTTGTCGAGAGTAGCGTTCTGAGGTTCGTTGATAATGAATGATGGAGGAAGGTCTGGGTCGTCCGTTGTGACCGTAACCGCTTGTTTGGTATAGACACCATTAGCGTCATATACATTCACCGTAAATCGTGGCTGTACTCCGCCTGGTACGGTGTTAGTGTCCTGGGTAACATTTATCTTCCACGCGGGAGCTTGTGTTGCTCCGAGAACTGGTGTAACTGGTTCGTTCATTACAGGTGATTGTACCACGGGGGTCTGCACTACAGGCGTGTTATTCACAGGTGTATTCCCAATTATAGTTACTGGAATCGGTTGCTGAACTGGTGTTGGAGGTGGCGTGATTACAGTAGTCGTAGTTCCAGTTTCCTCTATCGGAGCGACAGGAGCGAGAAGGGTATTAGCTACTCCTCTTGAGAGAACACCGAAGTAACCTGATACTGGCTGGATACCGTTTTGTACTTGGAATGCCTTAACTGCGGCGAGTGTGAGGGAGTAGAAGTTACCCGTTGCTTGACCTGTAAAGTCTCCTTGAGTAGTTAGAAACTCTTGGAGCGCGATTACGTCAGGCTTATCCTGTATGCCGTAATAAAGCGATGTATTAAACGTAGCGGCACTGGCAAATGCTGGGAAAGCAAGGAATCCTATGGCTAGAAAAGTGGTGGTTTTCATAGAGTTCTAATCTAGCACGTTATCCCCAGAATTACAATAGGGAGGGGTGGACAGATAAGTTATTATGAGCGTAATGATTTCTATAATATGTTGGTGTACTTTTTCAGTCTGCGCCGACTAACGCCGCCATTAAATGAGTACTCAAAGTTGGAGATGTTTTTGGCATTGCGCTCTCTAGGATGGTCTTATGGAGAATTAAGTGCAGAGTTTGAAATAAACAAGACAACTGTGAGGTATATTTGCCGCCGTTTTGGACTTGCAGGAAAATACAACCCCCCTTCTCCGCCAAGCCATAGAACGCGTACCACTAGAAGTTCACCAAACCCCATTTACAATGAGGAGACTGAGAGCTACTCGACTAAAACCTACCAAGACTATTTAGATGATGAACGTAAAAGAAAATGGGTAAGATTAACTCAAAAACACTCAAAATCGGTTTAGCAATCGCTTCTTGTTTGGGAGTGTTTTTTGGCAGTTTCACTTTCGCATACGCTTTGAGTACGTTTGCTACGGTGCAGGGGGGGACTGGTACTACCACCCCCTCTGGCATCCTCTATGGAGATAACGGCGCAACAAATCACCTCAACACAGTCATCATAGGCTCTGGGTGTACCTTTACTGGTGGGACACTCTCTTGTCCTGGTACTGGAGGAACCTTCTCCTACCCCTTCCCCTCAAACGCCACTTCCACGCTCTTAGACTTCTCTGGCGGAATACAAGTCGCTTCTCTTTCAGGTTTTATTGGCGGCAACGCAGGAAATCTGTATCAAATTGCTTCTTCGTCCCTAGACCTCCCAAACACCGCACTACAAAACCCGTCTATCACGGTGAACGGCACGACCTTCAATCTCGGTGACACACATACCATCTTCGCCGCTTCTTCAACTCTTCTCGCTAACAACAATACTTTCAGCGGGAATAACACGTTCTCTAACTCCATTAGCGGGAGCATCACAGGCTCGGCTGGTTCAGTAGCTAATTCAGTGACCTTTAATTCTTCAGGTTCAGGCGGCTCTTCTCCGCAAGTCTTCAACGGCTCCGGCGCAGAGACGATTTCATATAACACCATCGGAGCGCAAGTTGCTGGTTCTTATGATGCCGTAATCACCGCGACCACTCCAATCATACGAACGGCAAATAACCTAGCATTTGTCGGTCTCGCGACGACTTCGCAACCCTCCATAAACAATCTTCTTACCTCAAATGGAGGCGCGGGGGTGTACGGCACAGCAACGTCTACTCTTACACCAACCGCCCCCCTTGGCGGGAGTTTGACTGTTATAGGGACTGGAAACTCGCTCACCTGTACTGGATGTCTCACCGCGAATCAGTCCATAACTCTTTCGGGTGTCGTCACTGGTAGCGGAGCAACCGCTATCACTACCGCATTTGGTTCTCAAACGGCAGGCGTCCTTGGGAACGCCGCAACTGGAAATACCGCGCCCATGGCGACTTCAACTCTCTACGGAGCAGCTCAGAACGGTACTGTACTTGGCTATGCGAATGGGTTACTCGTCCCGCTTGCGACAACAACCTTTTCTTCGGGTCTTACCTATGCAAGTGGCAACGTCACCAACACCGGAGTAACCAGTAACGTAGCCGGAACGGGCATCGGCGTCTCAGGCGCGACTGGCGCGGTGACGATAAGTAACACCGGAGTCACCTCTATCGTCGCTGGAACAAACATCACTATTTCGGGAGCAACGGGTGCGGTAACTATCAACTCGACCGGCGGAAGCGGGTCGGGACTTGCGACAAGTTCACCAATAGCTTCGAGCAATCTCCTTGAATACTCAGCATCTGGCGCAGGCTCGGCGTTTGGAGTCGCTACTTCAACCCTCACACCTTCTTCACCTCTCACTGGTTCATTTACTCAAATCGGGTCGTCTGGCACTCTCGGTTGTCAGACCGCCTCAGGTTCACAGGCGGGGTGTCTTTCTTCCACTGACTGGACTACGTTTAATAATAAAGGTTCAGGCACTCTCACCGCAGTCACGGGTACATGGCCTATTCTTGCCACGACGGGTAACACACCAGTTATCTCATGGGGAGGGCTTGCTACTTCATCAGCTATCTCCGCCGCAGGTGCGAACGTCCTTATCGCAACGGGAGTTAATACTTTTTCTTCAATAGCCACTTCGTCTGAAACCTGTTCTACGGGAGTATCGTGTACCGCGTTTAATCATATAGGTTCAGGTGGCGCAATAACTCTCGCGGCTCTAGGCTCTGCTGGCGTCCTCGGCGCACCAACCGCGACCACGCCAACAGTACAAGCGACTTCGACTCTTTATGGGAACGGAACAGGGGGGCAAGTCCTCGGATGGAGTAATGTGACTAATGGCCTCGCGTTCGTTGCCACTTCCACCGGAGGGGGTTCAGGTACGGTAACGAGTGTCGGACTCTCTCTTCCGACTGGCCTCACAGTCACGAACTCGCCTGTTACCACGTCAGGAACACTCACCGCAACATTTGGAGTAGGGTACGGCATTAAAAAGCCTTTGACGTGGGTTGTCTCAGCTTCGGGAGGAGACTTCACCACGATTCAGGGAGCACTCGACGCTTGTGGGTCTGCTGGAGGCGGTAGCATTTTTCTTCCCGACCCGCTCTATTCAATCGGTGGAACTGGGCTTTTGTGGAAAGGTAGTAACTGTTCAATTTACGGCACGAACATGGGAACGACGACTATTAGTATGACAGGCGCAACGACGATGTTTAAGACGAACACCCCTTCTGCCGGATATTCCTATGACGAGCTGCATAACCTTAAACTCGTCGGCGATAGCAATACGTCGAGCGTACTTATTAACGCCTCCGACATGACGCACTTCACCGCAGACCATATCTCCGCGAACGGATACGGCACTGGTATCGTCCTCAACGATACTCAGAACACCACCTTCTATAACAGCTTCACGAACCTCGACCTCAATGATGCTCACGCAGGTGGTTGGTGTATCAACGCATCCTCGACAAATCCGGTTAATTTCAACTACTTTGAAAATATCTTCTGCGGAGGGGGGTCAAATTCCGGAGGCATCCTCGCTGACAACGGGAACCTCAACACCTTCGACCACATCTCCATTGAGCCTGCGAACACCACTGGCACTTACGGTGTCTATCTCTTCGACCAGAATATGACGACGAGCGGCGGCTTCTACCACAACACGTTCAGAGATATGTACATCGAGGGGAACAGGGTCGGCTACTACCTCGGCTCCTACGCCGGCGGTGTGAACAGCGGAGGCGTTATAGAAAATGACTTCGATAACCCGCACACCGAGAGCAACACGTTCGACTACCTGTTCGCCGCAACATCTACTGCGCTCGCTCGGAACACCATCACTAACGCGCTTGACAGCAACTTCGACTTCACGATGACGACCGTTACGGCTCCATTCGGTATCGGTACTTCTACTCGCCTCGCAAGCAAAACCGCGACGATTCCTTCTTACTTCGATATTCAAGGAAACTCCGCATACGGATTCGCCTCGCTCGTTCGTATCTACAACACCGCAGGCACGGCACTGCTCAACATCCTCGACTCCGGAACGGCGACGGCAAAGGGTGTCTGGGACTTCACAACAGCAAATCTCCGACTTCCGTATGCGGCGGCCCCGACTGTCTCGACGAACGGTGACGTCGGCATCGACAGCACGCAGAACCAGCTTAAATACCAGAGCAACGCCGCAACGCAGGTTCTCCAGCCCAACACCGAGGCATCCTTTACCTTCTCAACTACAACCGCGTGGACGGCATCAACAACGATACAACTCGGCCCAGCCTTCTACGCGCAAACGTGGGGCGCGGTGAAGTGCTACACCGACACCGGAACGCTCAACGTACAGTTCATCAACGGAGCCAGCAATATGAATATGTTTAACGCCTCGACGACTATCGGAACACTGACTCTCTCAACAAATAACGACATCAGCGCGGGGTCAAAGCGGTCGGTGCAAATCGGAACCCCAGCATCCTCGCCGACAACCATATCCTGTACGGTCAGCAAGACAGTAGATGCCCAGTAGCATGAAAAAATACCTCTACATCGGCGCAGCCCTTCTCCTGGTGATTGGAGTTATTGGATTCTCTGGCTATCCTCCCCAGCGCACGCAAGCGGCTACCTTCTCGCTCGCACAGGCAGGCGTTACAGCGACAAAGACAGGAACCCCAGCGACCTACACCGTCACCTTCGGCTCAGCAGTTACCGCAAAGAATGAAATCATCTGCGTCATCACAAGCGATAGCGGGCCGGGGGAAATAACTGCCGTAACCGATACTGGACTTAACGTCTTCACGCAGGACTTCGAGCAAGACAGTGGAACGCCACGAGCGGTAACGATATGGAGTGCTCCCGTGGTAACAGGCGGAAGCGATACGGTCACCATCACGCGCAACATCGTGTCCTCGAACGCCTCGGCTGCCTCCTGCCAAGAGTGGGCTTTCGGAGGCTCTGGCACACTTACGAAGGATATTACGAAAGGAAACGCCGCGACCTCTGCGTCACTCACGACGGGCGCATCGAGCGCAACGACGGTAGCGAACGAACTCGTCATCGTGGGAAGCGTGACGACCTCAACGAATACCACTTGCACCGCAGGCAGTGGGTACAGCAACGTGACTTTTGTAGCACTATCGAACGCGAACAACTGTATGGAAAGTGCGGAAGTGTCAGTCACAGGAGCGCAGACGGGCACGATGACGTGGACTACCTCTCGCGCATACGCCGCTGCCCTCGTAACGTATTACGTCTCTGGGGCAACACCTCCAGCGGGAGGAGGTGGTGTGAGTCAAGCAACGCTTCTCTTCGGAGACTGGTAACTGATATGAGAAACTCTACTCCTCTCGGCCCACCAATCTTCCTCATCAAAGGCGGTCAGTTCATCGTGAAGAGGGGACAACTGATAATTAAATAGGTATGGCTAACGAAACAAATCTAAGGTTGGAAGCACTCACAAAGGCGATTGAGAGGTTGACGTTAGCATTTATTAAGGTAC